AGTAAATACAGAATCAACACTACTTACAGATGGTGATGGTATCGAATGGTTAAAGAGAACAAAAATTACAGATAATTCTGCAATTTCAATATTAGATTTTTTTAAAGGTAAACCTCTTAATAAAAATTCTAATACAGAATTAACAGAAATTTATGGTGATAATTATAAAAAATTAGGAAAAGATGAATATCTTTACGTACATATATTAAAAAAATATAAAGAATATGTAGATACTACTTCAACAACAAACTTGGATAAATTAAAAAGTAAAGATGAAAATAGTTTATTAAAAAAATTAAAAGACATATCACCAAATGGTGATATCATTGGACATATGAATAAAATTATTAATTATTCTGATATTTTTAATTATTTACAATTAATACATAAAACACAACAAACAAATATAAAATCAAAAGATACAAATAATGAATTATATAATAAATATAAAGAATATTTTACAATATTATTAAATTTTAATACTGAAACAGAGAAAAATCCTACCAATAAATTATTAATAAATAAATATATATTATTATATAATATTCATTTATTATCACTTTTAAATGGCAATTTATTAATTGAAGATGATAAATCTTATTATAAATTTAAATATCCAACACCAACAAATTTAATAAAAACGGATATGGAATATAGTTTTCCAATTAAATTATTTGAAACTATAAAAGGAAATTTATCAATTGTAACAAAAATTGCAAATGATGATATAATTAAAGGTTTTTCCGAGGAAAAAAGAAATTTTGTATTAAATGCATTTGAAGATTATAAAAAATATGTAACTAAATATAATAATTATAAATTTTATAATGTATATCAAAAATATATAGTTCCTACTTATTATATTTTAAATGAAAATGATTTAAATATAAATATAGATGAAAATAAAAATTTAAAAATAATTAATAATCAATTATCTGAATTTGATTCAGATATTGATTATATAAAATATATATATATAAATTTATATAATCAACATATAAAAAAAAATTTGACTTCTAATGATTCTAATGATTCTAATGAATTAAAATTAATTGAAAGTTTTTCAAAGATAGATTCTAAAAATATAACTAAAACTAAACCTGTAAATAAAACGATTCAACAATTTGTAGACAAGTGTAAAGATATTATAAATATATTAAATGAATTTATAAAAAAAGAAAGTAATAATTTAATAAATGATTCCGATTCTATTTATGAAAAACTAATAATGGTATTATTAATATTCAATAAAACTCCATTTAACAATCAAGAAAAATTAAATACATTATATAATTTCCTAATAAATTTAAATTATAACTCTTATAAAGAATCAATAAAAAGCCAAGATAATAGTAGTAATTTAATTAAAGATATTATAAATTTATATAATAATATAAAATTACCAGATGAAACACCACAACCAGTTACAGATGTATATAGAGATAAACAAAAAATAGATTTATATTTAGAAATTAGTGATAAAAATGTTAATGAAATAATTGACATTTTTGCAGAAAATAAAATAAAAGAAAATGGATATGAATTATCTGGTATTGTACCAGAGTTAATTAATAGTTTTTTAGAAAAGAGAAAATTATCAAAATATACATTTTATGTAAATAATTTTAAATTAAATAATGAAGAAATTCGATCTTTTATTAATGGTATAAATAATTTATTTGCAGCAACACCATCAGTAGCAGCAGTAACACCACCAGCAGCAGAAGTAACACAAGGTGTAAATGATTCTAATTTTAACAATATGGAAGGTGGTTCTATAATATATCCAATTAATGATGATTATCAAATAATACCAAATAATTATGGAGTTAGTATAAAAAAAGGATTAATAAATAGTTTAAAGAACTTTTTCTATGGTGGTAATAATGGAAATGCAAATTTATTAATAGACCAAAATCAAAATCAAAATGTAAATATAGATCTTCTATCTGTAAATAACGATCATTTAAATTTAGAATCAGTAAATAATGATATTATAATTGAAAATAATATATTATATAATGATGAAAAACAAAAAGGTGGAGGATTTTTAGATGTATTTAAAAATTTAGGAAAAATTATACATAATAGAAATGTACCTGATAAAAATGATAATATTACTGAAAAAATTATAAATGAAAAAGTATTAGGATTAAAAAATGTGTATGATAAAGAAATCTATGATAAAAATAAAAATATATTTAAATTAACAGATGATGAAAAATTCATATTTAATAATAATTATAATATATTATTAAGTATTAAAAGATTGGAAAATGATAAAACAGGTTTAAAAAATTTATTAATAAACAATATTCCACCTATTACTATAGAAGAAAATGTTAAAAGATTATCACAACCTATTAAAAATATTAATGAATCAATTCTAAATATAGAAAAATCATTATTTATATTATCAAATTATGACATCAATACTAAATTATTTATTGGTGATAATTCATTACAATCAGGTGGAAATAATAACAATTATATACTAGTTGGAGGAACTGGAAATGATTTTTTAAAATCAATAAGATCAAATAGTGATTTTATTGATAAAATAAATAACAATTTAAGACAAAAAACAGGAACAAAAAGTTTAGAGATTTTACAAAAAACAAAAAATTTAAGTTCAAACAAAAGTGAAAAAAAGGAAAAAGAAAAAGATAAAGGACAAGATAAAGGACAAGTAATGACTTCATATATTCCAAGAGAAGTATATAAACCTCCAAGTGTAATACCACCAATAGTAAGAAATGAATTATTTGAATTAGAAGCTTTAGAAAAAGAAAAAGGAGATAAAATGGATCAGATAAGAAAGAATAGATTAAAAGATTTAAGAGATTATAAAAATTTATTAGAAAAACATTATAATGGAGACACAATTGATTTTGAAGAATTACAAAATTTAGAAAACAAAATAAATCCATTATTTAAGAAAACGGAAGTTGAACATATAGTAGATATAAATGATCGTTCAAGATTAGATACATTACAATTAGATTCTAAACTAAAAAAATTAGATATTAATCAAGAAATAAAAATAAATAATATAAGAAATAAAGAATTTAAAAGAGAGAATACTTTACAAGGTTACATAAAATTATTAGAAAATTTTTATATTGAAATGAGTTTAAAGAATAAAAAATGGCTTGATGATTTAAATACAGCAATAAAAAAAATAACACGTGATATAGATGATATGTTTACAACAATTCATACACAAAATTTACAACCAGGTGTAGGGCCAAGAACAAAAAAACAAATAGTATTATTATATAGAAAATTATTTAATACAATAAATTCTAAAATATATAAAAATTATATTGAAAATAAAAAATTTTTCTTTAAAGAAAATAGACATAAATTTGGAGAATTAAAGAAATATATAAATAAAAATATACATTTTGCAACGAATGAATATAAACAAAAATTATTATTAAAATATAATCAAAATGATAAATATAATATAGAAAAAGTTAATTTTATTTTAGATTCTTATAAAAATATTTCAAAAAATTACGAAATATTAATGAAAAAAATAGAACAAAATAATAATGATTTTTATATTGGAATTTCAAATATAATTAGAAATAATATACATTTATATGGTGTTGGAGAAAAATATAAATCTGAAGAAAAACAAGAAGGTGGAGAATTAAAAAATGAGGAGTATATAGAAAGTGAATACAGAGGTATACAATTTGGTGCCGGAGGAGTTACAAATAATGGTATAATGGATTTAGATGATGATGATAAAATTGATATAGAAAATAAATATGAAAAACTATTATTGAATGTAGCAGAAACACGTAATAAATTAAAATCTTATTATATATTAAATTGGCAAATCATGTCTGATATTATTTTGGATAAACAATTTATAGTTTTATATGTAATTAAAGCGTTAAGAATTTTCTTTACATATATTGCATTATTTTTAACAACAAGAGTTTTTACACCAATTTATGAAGAATTGGTATATGATAAAAAGAAACCAGCTCCTAAATTATGGAAATATTTATTAATATTTACAGGTTTTGATATATCATTTAATGTATTTTTAATAATTTTATTATTCTTATTACAATTCTTATTTAAAACAGATGATAATACATTTGTAGTTGATAAATATTTAATGAACAAATACTTAATAGACTATTCAATAAGTTTAGTATTGATAATATTTATTGGTTTAATGATATCATCTGTTGTTATGGATAAGAAATATTTCCAATTTAAATATCAAGGTTCAAGAGCTATAAGAGCATTTGAAAGTATGATGTTTTATACTGCAATAGTAATTAATATATTCCCATATTTCCTTATTTAATTTTTAGTATTTTTTATTTTTAATAATTAATAATTATTCTAATAATTTATTGAAATACATTTTAGTATTATGAGGACTATTATATAACCACAATTTATGTATACCCAATGAATTTAAATTTAATAATTGTTCAGATGCAAATCCAGAAGCTTCGTTGACATTTGGTGGTAATTTTGAATCAATTTTTCTTATAAATTTACTAAAGTAAACATCTTCAGCTATAACATTTAAATTATTAAAGAATAATATATTTTTTTCATCTTGATAATTTTCACAAATTTTTTTCATTTTCTTTGGATTTCTTAATGAAAATCCACCATTTGCAATACATTCACAATGTAACTTTAGATATTCATTACCAGGTCCATCAAACCAAGGACTTCCAATATAATCATAATGAATATATCTATCAATACCATTTCTTAATAATATACCATCATCTTGAACAATTAAACAACGATCATAATTAATTAACTGATCCCAAAATGATATACTTTTTAATATTATATTATAAATGTCAATTGTAAATATAAGATTATCTAAGTATTCATTGTTGATAATATCTGCGAATGGTAAATATTTTTTATAATAATTCATAGATTTTTTACTAGTAATTATTTTACAATCCCAATCATTATTAAGATTTATCATTGAAAATAATACAGAAATTACAGAAAATATATTTTCCCTATTATCGATTAATACTAAACAATATTTATTTATTTTATTATTTAATTTTGAAACAGTAATATCATGAATTTTATTAATATTTTTAATATAATAATTATATAAAAAGTCACAATATAAAATCATTCCACTCTTCACATCATTATTATTAAAAGGACATATATTTTTAATATGTAATTTCCAAATTTCATCATATAATTGGTTATTTATAATATTAAAATGTAATATTAAAAAATTATTTGTTGATATATCTTTATTATAAATAGTATATTTTTCTAATTTAGTAGAAATATTTATATCTGTATTATTACCAATATTATTTTTATTAATAATATATCTATCAAAATATTGTAATATTTTAATATTATTTTTATTATTTTCAGTAAAATTATAAATATTATAAATTGCATTGGTTTTTTTAAAACTCAATGCTTTATTAACAGGATATGTATTATTTGAAATAGTTAAATGATATTTACATAAATTTGGTAATAATCTATATATATTTTCAGATATATTAAAATATTCGATATTAATAGGTAGTTTATCAGAAGAATCTATATTTATTTTATCATATGGATAATTTATTAGAATAATTTTTTTATTATGAACTGTATGATATAAATTAATAATATTTTTCATATAATTTTCTGGAATTTGATTAGTTTCATTTTCAATTAAAACTGAAATATTATCTATAAATTTAATAATAAAATGATTATCTTTATAAATAATATATTGTAATAATTCATATTCATTAAGATATTCAATATCATCATCTGAAAATGATAAATATTCATGAATATTATTAGATAATGGATTATAAATATAATTATTTTTATATATAATTTTATATATATCGTCTAATGGAGTATATAGTTCCATAATATTGGCTATAGTAATAATAATATTATCAGATTCATTATGATTATTAAAATCAATATTATATCTATATAATAATTTATTATAGATTGTTTGAGTTATAAAAGAAGTTTTATTGATATTTTCTAATATATTTGTTTTAATTTTATCAAATTCACTAATACCTTCTAATAAATTTATTCCACCTATTTTAAGATGAAAGAAATTATTAATAATTTTATCAAAAATATTATTATTAATTTCAATAAAAGAATTATGATCATATGAATTTTCATTAATAAAATCGATAAAATCTTTTTTTGTTGGAAATGTTTTATATATAAAATTCCATAAAATATTATAAATAATATTTATTTTTAAAAAGGAATTTGATAGAATAATATCAATATTAATATCATTATTAATAATAAATTTATTAATGAATTCATCATTTGGATATATATCAAAAATTTCAGCAATAATATTATATAATAATTTATTCATAATAATAATAATTTAAGTTTTTTTTAAATAATATTTAATTTAATTAAATATAGTTTTTTATCTATAGTATAATTAAATATAAAATGGGTGGAATGCAAAGTAAACCTGAAATTAAAGATCCAAGTGCAGAAAAAAAAAATCCAAATGCAGAATTTAAAGATCTAACAGTGGTTGTAGATGATGGTATTAAAAAAAAATTAACAGAACTTGGAGAATATGTTTCCATATTTAATTCAAATGATGTTAAACCATTAATTAAAATTGTAAAAGATTATAAAATAAATTTAGAAACATCAACTGGACAACGATTTAATTTTGCAAATATTGATAATTCTGTAGGTCAATTCCATAGAGAATTATTAGAAAAAATATCAACTGATAATGAAAATATTTCAGCTGAAGAAAAAGATAAAAAATTTAGTGAATTATTAAAAAGTAAAGCACTTCCTGATTATCTTAAAAATATGTATGATGTCAGACTCTCTAAATTAAAAACTAAAATTCTTGAAGATCCAATAGTTAGTAAAGATACAGAAATGAAAAATAATATTGGACAAATATTAACAGATATAACAGGTATTAAATCAAAATATAAATATTTTGAATATCGATATATACAACTTAATTTATTTTTAATTATATTTATACAACATACTTATAATACTATGGATAATTTTATTAAAAGTATTTTAGCATATACAGTAAATCGTGATAAAATGCGTGAAGATTCATTACGTGATTTAATTAATTTATTATTAAAAATAATGAAAGAAGCAGAATTAAATATAACTCAAAAAGATTTTGAATCTATTGATAATTTAATGTCTGTATCAGAAATGCAAATAAAAAAAAGACAAGAACAACTAGATAAAGCAATAGAAAAAGCTAGAGTCGGAGCAATAGATGAAATGTTAAAACTTGTAATGATTAATCATGATATATTCTCTCATAAATTAACAAATAATGATAGTACAAAAATAAGTAGTGAAGAAACTAAAGGAAGTGAACAAAATGATATATTAAAAAAATTCGGTATTAATGATTCAGACAGATTAAAAGAAGAACAAAAAATTAGAGAACAAATAAATGAACAAAGAAGAAAAGACTATGAAAGAAGAGAAAAAGAAAAAAGAATTGAACAACAAAGAAGAGATCTATTAAATAGAGGTGTTAGACAACAACCATTTTTTAGTAATAATGAAATAAGAAATATAAATAGATTAGATCTTCCTAGAAGAGCAAATACTAATCCTACAGATAGAAATAGAAGACCATATAATAATATAGATAGAAATAGAAGACCATATAATACAGATGAAGATACATTTGACGGAGGATTTATACGTGATAGATCATTATTACCACAGACATTTTATGAAATTTCTAATTAATTTTTTATAATTAGATAAAGTAAAAAAATAAATTAGTAAAAATATTTAAATTAATGTATAAAAATATACATAACCATTTGATATATAGTTTTCTAATGAACTTGATGAAATTTCAGAAACTGATAAATCATCAATAATATACCATATATTATTAGGATGTTTACATATTGCTTGATAATGTCCATTATCATAAGAACCGCTATGATGTGCAATACTTGTTAATTTATACATAGATTTTAAATCAGATAAAGTAAATTTAGATAAATCTAACAAATCTGGTATTTTTATTTTTTTATCATTTTTTTTTAAATCATATGTAAATCTTTTAAATGATATAATTAAAATTTTAGGATTTCTCCAAAATTTTATACTTTTTAATCCTGCATTTTTTTTACATTTATCACATTTCCATTCATTTAATATTTCATTTTTAAAATATAAATTTAAACTATTTTCTAAAGAATCTTCAACTGATAACATTAAAGTAGAATATAATTCATAATTATGTGTTAAATTATTACAATTAATACATTCAATTTGGGTTATTGATTGACCATAAAATATATTTATTAAATCAGAATATTCATTTTTTATTTTATTATACCAAGATAAATCCATTTTATATCTTTGAATATCATATATTGATCGAGTATATTTATTATTATTTAATAAATCTTTTTTTGTAAAATTTAATTTATATGCAATATCTTTATTTATTTTTTCTAAAAATAAAAATATAAATTCATTTATATCATTTTGTTGATTAATTTGAATATCTGTAATATATTTTTTTAAATATTGTATAAATTTATGTGGTACTATATTATTATTATTAATCCATAATTCAATCAATAAGTTTTTTAATTCATTAATTAAAGAATCATTGTTTATATTTAAATTTAAAATAAATAATAAAAAATATGAACAATAACTCAAACATTGAATAGTTGTATTTATATAACAAGTTGCTCCAATATTTGCTAATCCTTGTCGACCTTTATTCATAAAATTTTCCATTTTTAATTAATAATTTGTATATATTCTAATATTCAAACAAATATTTAAATATTATTATAATAAATATTATATTCTATTATTTTTTAAAAAATAATAAAAAAAATAAATTTCTATAATGGTTTTTTACATATTTTTAATATTGATGTTTGAATTTCAATTAATAATTTTTTATATTCTTGTAAATTTAATTTTAAATTATAATTTTCAATATTTAATTTATTATATATTTTTTTAAGTGAATTTATTGAATTATTATCAATTTTAATAAATAAATTAAAATTTATTTTATTATTATTATTAATATAAGTTTTAATTGTGTTTGTAAGAATACTTTCTTTAATTTGTTCAATTAATATTTTTTGATCATTAATTTTTTTTTTAAGATAGTTATTTTTAATATCCAATTCATGTATATTTTTTATTAATTTTAATTTTTTTTTTCTTCACCATCTTTACCATCTTTACCATCTTTACCAGGTTCACCA